CTGGTCTCCTTGGCGTCGTACAGAACACGAAGGGCCGAGATAAGGATCGCCATGATTGCGCCCTGCCAAAGTGGATTCGAAAGAGCGACCCAGAGCGCGGCCCACGTATCTGGCTTTTCAGGCATGGTTGGCATCCGGTGTCCTCCCTTTCGGGGAGCTATAAACGAAAAGACCCCAGCAAATGCTGAGGCCTGGAATAGTTGTGCGTGTCTTCCCACGCTGCCCAGCATGACCGCCCTGGAAGCGTAATCGAGAGGGTGAGGGCTTCATGCCTGCCGGTGTTCTTGCATGACACGTGACTACCGGCGATACCGTGTGCAGATCTGCCCGAGGGCCGCTCTGCCTGCGTTCCAACAACGAAAAAGCCCCGCACGATGGCGAGGCTTTAGGTGGGGTGTCGCGCTGAACAGCTGAACACCGTGACATGAAAACAGAGCTATTCCATATGGACAACTATTTCATGCGGCTTCTTTCAATTGCTCGAGCACGCAATCTATCCAGGCAACCCCGGCCTTGATCAACTCGCGGGCCTTCATCTCGCTCACACCATAATGGCGGCCGACACGAACAGCGGGCCACTTCGCGCCGTAGTAGAGCCAGATCATGTCGCCCATCTGCTGATCGCGGCGGCACAACCTGGCCAATGCAGAATCCACCACCCCGGCCAGATCATCGGTAATGGTGTAGGACTTGGTCGTAGATGGCAGCATGTCACGCATGATGGCCAGCATCGGCGAGGCGTAACTGGGAATGCCCATCCCATCCATACGCCACCAGCCCCATTGCTCGAGCATGTGCTCGGTATCCCCCAGCGGGCGGTGAAGCGGCTTGCGAATCATCATGGTTCAGTCCCCTGTGTAATGAGTTCCGCCTGGGCCCAGGCGGTTGTTCTGTTCGTATTGCTGCTGGACGCCGCTGCCTCGGACCACCCGAGACATGTCCCGCTCAAGCAGCAAAATTCGCTCGGTCAAAAACCGAATGAGCGCAGGCATCTCTGTCGGCTCCACTGAACGACCATCGTCGGCGTAGACCCAGCCAAAGCCAGTGCAGCAAACGCAATCCAGTTCGTAGAAAAGGCCTTTCACAACCCCGCGACCACGGCAGTCCGCGCAGTTGATAACGCGCCGGTGATGCTTCAGAAAATCAGGGCCATGGCTCTTTTTCATGCTTTTGAAACCTCGCCATTAACAATGTTAGGAACTGCCTCGCAGGCCACGTCTTTCGCGGTCTGCGCTGGGTTATGTGATTCTTCGTATTGGGCGTCTGTCAGGTTGGGAATCGCGTTTAGGCCGCGCTCATCTAACCAGTTGTGCCACTTCTCCAAAGCCAGCAGCCGCTGTGCCGTGGCCTGGGTGTTGATGTAGGTCGAGGCGATCTTGCCCAGCGAGTGGTTCAGCAGCATCTCGCCGATGTGCCCATCGATACCGAGGTCAGTCCAGGCGGTGCGGGCTACTTTGCGCAGGTCGTGACTCGTCCACTCGCCCTTCCCTATCCTGGTGAACACGGCGCTTGCCTGGCCCTCGCTCAGCGCCCGACCACGACGCGACGGGAACAGGTAGATGCCTTCGTAGCCCTGGGACTGCTGGATTGCGCGGTAACCCCGCAGCAGGGCCTGAGCCTGGGCGGTCAGTGGCAGTCGATGCTCGGTGCGGGTCTTGGTGTGATCCGCCGGAATGAACCACTCGGCATCCGCCAGGGATATGTCAGACCAGCGCGCTTGCCGCGTCTCGCCGATCCGTGTGCCGTGGCAGAGCATCATCAGCGCCAGCATGGCGTCGGCCGGTGCACTGTCGAACAACCCGGCCAGCATCGGCACCACGTCGACCAGATGCACGCCGCGCAGCCGGGCTGCCTTCGGGATGATCTTGGCCTTGGTAAAGTCGACGAACTTCAGCCCGGCCATGGGGTTACTGTCGATGAGCCCGAGCTTATGCGCCTGGCGGAATGCGACGACCAGCAGACCGAACAACTGCCGGACGTATGACAGCGACAAGACTTCCTGCGCGGGCCACATCAGCAGTTTGTCCAACTCCGGAGCCGACACGTCGCGAATCGGCAGGTCAGCCAGCCGAGGCTTGAGGTGGCAGGCAATGGCCGACTTGGCGCCGCTCTTGCGCTTGCCCGACAGGGACCGGTCCTTGGCCATCCGGTCGCCGTACCAATCCAGCAACTGGCCGACCGTGGCGAGGCCGCCCAGGGCGACGGCGGCAGCAGGATCGCGCAGCAGGCGTTGACGCAGGGCGGGCAGCTCAGCCAACACTGCGGATGCACCCAGCTCAGGGAATCGGGCGATCTGGGTCCAGGCCTTGCCCTTCACCAAGTACCACGACCCTCGATGCCGGTCCTGGCCGAAGCGCAGGTACAGGCCCGGGTGCCTCGGGTCGCGCAGGTCGTGCACGTCCAGGTCGGCGGCCTGACGGCGGATCTCCGCATCACTGAACTTTACCGCCCGGGTCTTGCTCATGCTGCCACCGTCTTTGGCAGCCGCAGGTATGCCCGCAGCGCTTCCATCGCGTCGAAGTGCCCACGACAAACGACAGCCAAATAGCCCTGGCCATTCAGCGCCTGGATGAAAGCGTGCTGGTTAGCCGACACTTCCGCATCGTTGGGCGGCGTGGCCTTGAATTCGATGTACAGCCCGAAATACCCGCCACGGGCCATGGGCAAGATCAGGTCCGGCACCCCGGCCTTCACGCCCTGCTCTTTCAGCTTGATAGCCACCAGCTTGTGCCGATGCCCGCCGTTGGGGACGTGGAATATCAGGCGATGCACGTCGGGGTAGCGCAGTTCGATCTCCCGCATCAGTGCAGCCTGCTCCAGGCCCTCGCGGTCAACCGGCTTAGCCCGCGCGGGCTTCGGCGCCCATGTCTTGAGGGGCGCCGTCATGCTGCGATCACCCGCTCGCCCACCAGAATATCGATGGTTCGCACCATGCCCTCAAGATGCATGACCCTGAGTTCGTCGCTGTTGAACTCGGTCTTGCGTCGGCCGTCGATGGCGTCGTGACAAGAGCTGCACGCCCAGGCGCCCTGCAGGTCGTTCGGCTTGAGCCCAACACCACAGCGGGTGCCGGACATGCGGAAATGCGCCAGCACGGTGGTTTCGGGATTGCCGTTGCAGACACCCGGCACGCGGACTTGGCATTCACGGCCACGGGCTGCCCGGGTGAGCTTCGTCTGCTTTGTCATTCGGCAACCGCCTTCGACTCGAGCTCGATCAGCAGCTCCAAAAAGTGCTTTGCCTTTTCCAGATCGGCCAGGCCGCCCTTTTCCCGCCACCGTGTCACGTACTTGATCACGCTACCCTCGGCGAACGGTATACCGTTTGCGTGGATGAACTCGATGGGCTGAATTTTCAAAGAGTTGTAATGCCCACCGCCGACCTGCCTGCAGAGAGCGCTCACTTGCACAGCTCCAGAGCCTGGGCGTCGGTGAAGCCTTGGGCAATCAGGCCTAAGTATTTGGCGCGGATGAATTTGGTGCCGATCTCGATGGATTCAATATGCACGTCGATGTTGCGCTTGAGCTGTTCTAGCTCGGCGCGCTGCTTGTCAGGCGTACCGGTTAGCAATGTCAGATTGTCTTTGCTCACTTGGAACCTCCAGCGCGCCTGGCGCGCAATTCTTTCAATGCGTTGTTGCCGACTTCCGGCACGCTTTTCGATGACGGCGCCGCAATCTCGGCGAATGGGATGGGGCCAAGGTCTTCGCCGCGCCATACGCGGCAGGCCTGAGCCTGATAACGCTTCCCGAAGCTGGCCAAGCCGAGCTCACGGCTGAGCAGTGGGAGGCTGTGAAAGCCGGCGGCGGCAGTCGCGTGGTACACGGCAGGGTGAAACCATTTCTCCCGGCCTCGCATCGCTGGGTGGCAGTTGCGCATGGCTTGCTCGTATGCCGCTTCAAGGCGTGGCAAACCGACCATTTCTGGGGTTGGCACGCAGAGGCTGATGAACTTCCCAGGGCTGGGAATAAAGTCGGTGTCCTCAGCACGACAGCGGGCAAGGCCCATGTCGATCTGCTCTTGCTTGTTGATCCCGCTTTCAAAGAAGGCCCTAAGCCAATTCGCTTTTGCTGCGTCGAAGGCCTTCTGGTTTGGCCATGCCTGGCGCCAAGCCGTGCGGATGGTGCGCAGTTCGCGGAACAGGTCGTTGAGGATCTTGCCCACGGCGACAGCGCGTTCATCCTGCGCCGCCAACATGTCCTGGCCTTGAATCAGAACGCCGTCCCGAATCTCGGCGACCGCTTGCTGGGCGATACTGGAAACTGTCCTCATTTCCCACCTCCGGTTAGCCAATCGGTGCTGTCGTCATCGAGGTCGCCATGCGAGCCCGCCGGCACGTCAGCAGCTCGAGCGCGCTCCTTGCTGAACCAGACGACCAGCCGATGGCACCACCCAGCAGCCGAGTCGACAGTGCTGGGCCGTGCCACGAAGAAGCCGATGAACGCCTTGATCACGGTGTCCGGGATATCACCGGGCTTGATCCCGGCAATCTGAGCCTGGGCGATAAGGTAGCGGCTGTCCGGCGACCAGCTGGCGAACATGGCGTGTCGTTTGCGATTCTCCAGGTCCTCAACTGCCTGGCGGTCCTGCTGGCCGATCAAGTCCGAACGCTCGCGCTGCTGCTCTTCGGTTACCTGATGGTTAATTGCTGTATTGGGTGCAGATTCTGCACCCCGGTCTGTCGAATTCTGCACCCCGCTCTGTTGCTGTTTGCACCCCGATGCGTCATTTGCACCCCGCTCTGACCGGGGTGCAGTATTTGCACCCCGGTCAAGTGCCAGGTCGTAAACCACGGGCCGCCGGTCATGCTGGTCGATATGCACGGCGGCGATAGCCTGGTTGCCGCGCGAGATCCAACCAGCCTCACGCAGAAGGTCGAGTTTGTACCGCACGGTGCGCTCCGAAAGGCCTGTCTCGGCACTCAGTTTGGAGGCTGAAGGAAAGGCGCCTTTGCCCTCTGAGCCCGCGTAGTTTGCGAGCACCAGCAGCACATGACGCGCGCTGGAATCTTCCAATTCGGCCTTGGGAATCTTCATGGCCCAAGACATAGCGTGAACACTCACAACGCAGCTCCAATATTCTTTTCGGCAAGCAGGGCAAGGCCCTTGGGGGTGATGAGAGGCTGAAACGCGGCGCGCTCGATGCCGGTCTCCTTGTCGGGCTTCAGCTCGGTGACCTTGTGCACCATCAACCCGGAAGTGATCCGGGGCTGGAAGGCAGTCCAGCGCGTAGAGCCGCCGCGATGAAAGATCCATTTGTTCTGTTGAAGCCAGGAGAAGAGCTGATTCGGTTTGAGCTGCAGGTGCTTGGCGGCATCGCTGATGCAGATCGCACCGCCGGCGGCAGCCAGGCGCTGTATGGCTGCTACCTTGGGGGCCTGCAGCGCAATCACGCCCAGCAGGCGCTCGCTCTCCTTGGCCTGGTCGGCGGCCAGTTGCAGCGCTTCTGCGTAGCTCGCGGGGATTCGATTTACCTGGGCGGCCTGCTCTTCCAGTTCCTGCCAGCGATCAACCAGGCGCGCCGTGAATTCCGGACTGAGCTGGGCGACCACCACGAAGCTGTCGCGCTTGCTCACGTGATAGACCGATTCGGTACGAGGCCTGCCTAGGGAGTCGGTGCTTTGTTCATCCCCCGATGGGGGACGGACAATGGTGCCGCGCTGAGCTAGGCGCTCAATGGATTGCTTCACCTTGTCGTGGCGGGAATTCAGCAGGTCTGAAATTTCTCGCGACGACATAGACTGATTCATCAGATTGTGCCGAATCATCAAAACTGACGAGTCAGCCGGGCTATTGTGTGGGGAGGTTGTCGCGTGCATAATCGGCCTCACAAGTGTTGTTGAAGAAGCCGGTCTAGCCACCGGCTTTTTTGTGCCCGGAATTCAGGCAACCTTTACCGACTGCTCCATCACGTCGAGTTCCTGCCGTACGTGGCCGATCTCCTTACGGATGGATTGCTTTTCGAGCTGCGAAACATGCCCATCGTCCAGAGCTTCATGCACCGCCAGGGTCAAGTCCGCGACCTCCTTGGCAAGCTGCATCATTGAACTGGTTAGGGCTTTCGGCTCCGGGGCGGACTTCAGCTCCAGGCTGTAGCCGAATGATTCGGCCAGCGCCGCCAACGGGCGCATGTCTTGGGTGTGAAGCAAGATGCCAAACAGGTGCTCGACAGTGAGGTGGTGCGCGTCGTTGTCGGGATTGGCACGCTGTAACAGACTCACATGAGGGACGCCCATCTGTGCCGCCAAGGTCTTTGGCTTTCCATCCGCGACCGCGTCACGGCAAGCCCTCAAAAACTCTTCCATTCGTAAAACCTCGAATTTGTTTAAGTGGTTCTGATCCGCTGCGCGCCACAAAATGTTTGTGTCAGGGTCAAGCCGACTGCTTGACCACCTGCGATGGATCGTCCTCGCGTTTGGCAATGAGAGCTCCACCAGACTCCTTTTCCAGCACGCATTGCATGGGGTAGGAAAAACCGCCCGTGGCGCGGCACTGGGATACGCGACTACGGCTCACCCTGAGGGCGCCACCGATAGCGCTGCCGGTTTTGAAATGTTTCAGGGCTTCGTCGTAAGTCATGGGGCCTTGTCTCCATTGTCTGCGCCGAGTTTAGAGTTCTTAACAATACAAGGCAAGTTATCTAAACTTTAAAATGTTTAGAATCCTAAATATGGAATTTAAAGATCGCGTGGCGGCGCGCATGAAGGCCCTGAGCCTCAGCGCGACAGACATCAGCAAGTTGACTGGCGTATCTAAAGCGACGGTCAGCTTCTGGGTGAGCGGGACCAACGGCGCCAAAGGGAAAAATCTCCTGGCCTTGTCAAAGGCCCTGGAGTGCTCGCCTGACTGGCTTTCGGAAGGAACTGGGCATCCAGAGATTGTGTCTGGCGATGAGACTAAGGTGGGCATGTCGACCGCTGAACTGGTCGCGCAAATGCTTGCGTCGAAAGCAGGGAAAAACCTTTCCGAAAAGGCGCGCGAGACTATGCTGGCTGCGGCAGTCGAAGCTGATAGTCCGGCTGATAGCGCCTCCGGCTACTTGCCCTCGAATTTCTCGACGCTGCGGCCGACAAACGAAGAGATACTGATCCCGCAGTACGACATTAGAGCGGCAATGGGTGACGGCCAGATACCGCCGGATTACACGGAGGTGGTCCGAAACCTGGTGGTGCGCGAGGAGATTCTTCGAGAGAAAGGGGTCACGTACACCGCCGCGACTTCGTTGGCCATGATCAACGGCTGGGGCCAGAGCATGGAAGGTACGATCAACGACAAAGACCTGGTGATCGTCGACAAAGGCGTGAGGGACTTCATCGGTGACGGGATTTATGTCCTGACCTGGCACAAAGAGCTTTACATCAAGCGGATGATGCGGCTGGACGAAGAACACTATCGGCTGATCTCGGACAACCAGCACTACGAGAACCAGACGGCGCGAATCGACGACGTAACCATTCACGCGAAGGTATTGCTGATCTGGAATGCCAGAAAGGCCTGATCATTAAACCGCTCAGCTGGGGCAATGACGATTTTTTAAATTCGTGATGGGAGGCTTCAGTGAACGCCGAAGAAAAGATCGAGCAACTGCAGAACAATTTGCGGACCGTGGTTGAGGCCCTGATTGCACTATCTGAAGCGAATGGTAGCGCGCTCGATGGCTTTCTTGCGCTGCTGCCCGCCATGGGTCAAGCGGGGCTCATCGAAAAAAAGGCAGACGGTACAGCGCCTCTAATGGAAGCGTTGAAAAGCCAGCATGCACACCTGCACATGCTGAATAAACTGATTGCACTCTTAATGAAAGACCTTGAGATTCCAGGCGAGGCAGGTCGTTTAAGCCCTTCTCCCGATCTTTGAAAAGGCACTGAGTTATGGTCGCTAGCGCGGTTGCGAGGAGAACGATTTGAGGGCCCGAGACACAGCCGATTTGATATGGCTAAACGAAGCGGAACGCAAAGAAAAACAGCGGCGGCTCGTCATCGAGGGGTTTGACGCAGCCTCACCCGACAGCCTAACCTTTGGTGACTTTTACGATGCTGAAATTACCAGCCCAGACAAGCCAGCGGAAACCATGAGCCAAGAATCGGATTACCGCCACGAGTTATCACTGCGGGACGAGCAGCTACGCCGCGAGATGGATCTGCGCCAAGATTCTTTCCGCGCGGAACAGGCTGCCCGAGATGCCGCGTGGAACGAACGGTTTTCAGGGTTTCTCGCAACTCAAGCCGCTCACGACAAGGTCATCGACGCGAAGCTCGATGGAATCACTACCAAGGTGGAGTTCATCTCGAATCAGGTTGGCGGCTTTGAGTCGAAAATCAATGCGACGGTCGAGCAGGTCCGCAAATCAAACAAGGCGACTCTCGGCGCCATGCTTACCATTGGAGTCGCGATCGTTCTGGGCGTTTGGGGCGTGAACTCAACGATCATCAGCAGCGCATCTGGGATTTTCACTGCTGGCCAGGATGCACATAAGGTCCAGCAGGCAAATGAGCAAACGCTTAAGCAGACCCAGGACCTGCTCGAACAGATAAAGAGCCAGATGCAAAATCCCGCTCAACCTAACGCGAAGTAACACACTCACTCAGTGAAGCCCGGCTCTGCGCCGGGCTTTTTCGTTCTGCCTCCTCGCAGCAGCCACCCCTCCCCATCTTCTTCAAAAAGGCGCTGGCTCTTCCACGCTTAGAAACTCGTCATGCAATTCGACCCGTGGGTCATCCTCGCTTGAAGCCTCCCACCTCAGCGTTACCGACTCGTCCTCGTCGTTGAACGTAATTTCGATCCCGTCCGTTTCGGACAGCACGCCCATCACCTCTTCCCACTCCCGCTCACCATCCGTGTCGAGCCGATGAATCGTCACCCACCGCTGATCCTGGGCGATTGGGTGGTTGATCATGTTCGAGACTCTGAGGTTTAGCCGCTCTATTCCAGACATTGGCTTGCGTTCTTGCGGCTTTTGTTTCTGCGCGGTCGCCATCAGCTACTCCCTAATTGCTGTATATCCATACAGTTGTTTGGCAAGAGTATCGGAAGATTCCCACATTCGTAAGTCTTGACGTTCGCGAAAACGAAGAGTAGCGGCTGCCCCATCAGTTAAGTTTTCTAAAATAAATATTGACGACCTCTGTTTAGTTTTCTAAATTACGTCCATCGCAGCGGCAACGCAGCGAAGGGCCAGCGGCCCGTCACACGACTGGTGATGCCGCCAGATAGCAAGGGATCAGCGAAATGGTCTCCCAGCCCCGAGAGGGATCGACTGGACCAAGTTCTTTTACACGGAATAACCGGTTTCACTGGCTGGCCTTGGCGACAGGGCCAGACGGGAAACCATACGGAGGCTTGGAAATGTCAGCAGATAGCAGTTCGAACGCCGGCGGGATATGCGTGCTGGCGATCCCGGGATTGATCGGGGTGGCGCTGGTGGCCCTGAAGTTGAACGGGCTTCTCTGGTGCTCATGGTGGTGGGTGACCGCGCCATTCTGGGAAGTCGGCGCCAGCGCCGCAGTCGTCCTGGCCATCAAGTTCATGGCGATACCAGCGAGGCGCTTTCACTGATTTCGCCGGTTGGCCTTCACAGAGGGCCAGACGGGAAATCAACCGAGGGCGACAGAATGTTCAAGTTCCTGGCCAGGCTATTCGGCCGAAAGCCACCTGAAGCGATTCACGAACCACAGCCGGAGAAGCCGAAGGCACACACGGCGGCCCCGGCGCCAAGGCCGACGCCCCCTGCGCGGACCGCATCACCACCACCGATTCGCCGTGGCAGCTCGCCGCGAGCTTCTGCCACGTCGGATCGACGAGACACCGACAACGGACTCAGCAACCCACTTCACCCGCTGAACCCACTGAATCCGCTGGCATATAGCAGCGCCTCTGACGAGCCCACCAGGTCATCGTGTAGCGGGTACAGCAGCAGCGACAGTTACAGCAGCTCCAGCAGTGGCAGCGACAGCTCGAGCTGTTCATCGAGCGACAGCAGCTCTTCCAGCTCCAGCAGTAGCGACTGAACAACCAGCGCCACGGCAGCACAGCCGACAAAGCCCGATCCCTGGTTCACCAGGCCGCATCGGCAGATGCCATGCCAGCATTCACGGCTGGGTTTGGTCACCCGTGCATGGCATCTGACCGATGCGGACGAGAACACACCGCGAAAGCGGCCCCCTTCATCCACCCGTGCGACGGGTGCGCGGCTCGATACTCGCGTGATCCAACGAGCCGTAACACATACCCGATCAATGCTGAAGAGGAATGCAGCCATGAAATAGCCCATAGCCAACCGGCCCTGCCAATGCGGCGCCGCTCGCGTGACGTACGGTGGTAGTAGCTCACGCATCAAGCCCGGTTCACGCCGGGCTTTTTATTGCCCGCGCTTATCCGTCAGCACCCTCCCCTGCGCCTGACCGGCTCACAGCAGACGGCCAGGGTGTTGACGAATAACCGCAGCCCAAAAAAGGAATAGCAATGAACCACACTATCCGTCAGCGCATCGCCATCCTGGATGGGTTGCGCGAGCGCAGCAACCTGGCCACCGCCGACTTCTACAGCCGGATCGGCCGACCGGCACCAGCCCCAGCCCCGCGCTTCATCGTTGAGCCGCGCGGCGACAACCACTTCAGCGTCGTTGATCGCACCACCGGCCAGCGCCAGGGCCTGCACGTTGGCCATATGGCTGCCTGCAACTGCGCCCAGCGCCTGGAAGACGCAGCCATGACGGTAAATGCACCCGCCTCGTTCGCTCGCAAGCTGCTGCGCTGGACGGCGGTGATCGGCGTTGGTCTGGCGCTGTTCGCTGCATACGGTGCCTCGCGATGATCGTCGGCGTACCCCAGGCGGACATTCGCAAACAGATCAAGGCCGACCTGGAACGGCAGATCGATGCTTTCCTCAATCGCGGTAGCGAAATCCTTGAGGTTCCGCCCGGCGCCAGCAAAGAGGCGCCGTTCTTTGGCACCACGGGCCGCACCCTCAAGCTGCGCAAGAAGCGCGACGCCAGTGCCCCGGCCGTCCGCGAGCTGGCTGACCAGGGCATGTGTCGGAAAGAGATCGCCGCAACCCTGGGCTTCCACGCCGACACCGTGGCCCTGATCGGCAAAGAAAACAGCATCACCATCGCAGCGGGGCAGTAATGCGCCGCATGCAGCCCCGGGCGAATCAACGTCGTCGACAAACCCAGCTCTCCCTCCCACCCAGCGGCCTCGCGGCCAAGCCGGAGAAATCCCCATGTCCACCCCTACCGATACCACCGAGTTCCTGAACGAACTCAACGGCGGCGCGTTCGCCAGCCAGATTGGCTACGCAATTTCCGAAGTCGCCGCCGGCGTCGTCGAACACGGCAAAGCTGGAAAGCTGGTCGTCACGCTCGATTTCAGCCAGATCGGCGACTCCCACATGGTCAAGATCAAACACAAGCTCGACTACAAAATACCGACCAAGCGTGGCACCCGTAGCGAGAACACTGCGCTGGACACGCCGATGAATGTCGGCACAGGCGGCCAGGTGACGCTTTTCGCTGAAGCTCCTCACCCTGGCCAGCTCTTCGAGCGCGGTGAAACACCTATCAAGCCCCGCACCTGATCCACCGCAACAACCTCCCTTCCCATAGAGATCTGACACATGTCTTTTACGAAAGAAGCACTACAGCTCGTCAACGACAACGCGTTGATCGCCGCAGGCAAGACCCTGCCAACGTTCACGCCTACGGCCGTCATCCCAGAAGGGGAAAAAGTGCTGGACCTGGAGAAATTCCAGGAAGGCCGCAGCCGCTTCCGTGGCACCTTCTCCACCAACTCGCTGCTGGACTTCAGCAAGTACGTGATCGACCGCCACGTCGCGGATGCCCAAGGCTTCATCAACCAGGATGAAATGACCTGCTCGGTACTATTCAACCTCGGCACGAAAGAAGTGCCAGGCCATGCCGATGACCGCGCTGTATTGAAGCTGAAAGCAACTGCTGGCTATCAGGCAGTGCAGGCAATCAGCGGCCGCGCAATGTCGCAGAAGGACATGAGCGACTGGATCGAGGACTGGCACAGCACGCTGTCGGCTGTTGGTGATGACCTGCAGAACATCAGCCTGGTCAAAGCCATCGCGGCGGTACGCACGATCTCGATCAAGGCCACTTCGGAAAGCGATCACACCGTCAGCGAGACACGCGCCAGCCGTAGCGCAATGGATGCAATCGAGGCAACAAGCAAAGAAACGCTGCCTACTTCGTTGATCTTCTCGGTGGTGCCATTCGAAGGCCTGCAGTTGCGCGAGATCATCTTGCGCATTTCGGTTATCACCAGCGGTGCGCAGCCTGCGCTGAAACTGCGCTGGGTCGGTGAAGAGGTCCAGCGCGAAGAGATCGCACAGGAGTTCAAGTCGGTGCTGGACGTCCAGATTGGGGAAGCGGCCAAGCTTGCCTTAGGCACGTTCGATCCTAAGTAAAGAATGAAGCCCCGACATAATCGGGGCTTTTCAACTACTGGTTATCCACTGGGATCGGAATCATCAGGGTCTCCCAAGCAGATTCCTTTTTGTATTCAAGCTTGGAAGCCCCAACAGATTCCATGTTGAAATACAAATGTGCAGCAGCAATCAAGAATTTGGCGCGGCCATCGTTGCTACCCTTTGGAAAAGTTGGGCCAACTTTTATATCGCGTGTGAAATTCTTAATAAGATCATTTGTAAACCGCAAGTCCGTGAGCGCTTTATGAGCAAATTCGTTTCTGATACTGACGAGCAATAAGAAATTTTCCAGCTCATCGGCAGTTAATATCCCTAGCAAATACGCATTGACGGTACTTTTTGACAGTGCGCCTCTGGGTACGAAGTTTTGTAACTGCCGAGCCTGCTTCTTAGGAATGTCAGGAAGCCTCCTCTTCATGCTTTTAACAAGCTGCTCCTCTAGCACGCAAAGTGTCAGAACGGCGCACCCGCGATCAGACTCAGTTTCAAACTCTTTCTGGAAACGGCTGAATATCTCGAACGCTGACTGCGGAATCATGCCCACTCCTTGACCCGGCTCCATGCCGGTCATCCGTAATACCTGAACCCTAATCAAATTGCCACCAGCCAGTATTGGAGGGCGGCGCGCACCCTGGAGAAAGCTGATGATCCAAGGCCAGATATCCGATGCCCAGGTCGGGCTGCTGTGGCACACGCTTGGCCTTCGTCCTGAGCTGGGCGAACGTGGACGCCATCCCTATCGAAACTTCTACGGCACCTCCGTAGACGCGCCTGAAGCGCCAGACCTCGATGCGATGGTCGGTGCTGGCTTGATGGTGCGCACCAAGGCCCCGGCCTTCTGCCCCGCAGATGAAGTTGTCTGGCAGTCAACCGAGGATGGGAAGCGAGTGGCCATTGCCAGTCTGCCTCCCCCGCCCAAGCGAACGAACTTCGACGCCTATCTGGATACGGACGGCGGCTACGATAGCTTCCCCGAATTTCTTGGCATCAATCAGCCTAGATATCAGGAGCGCGGCGGACGCGGGAATCGCGAATACAGAATGGTTCGCTACAGGCGCCGCAACGTCAGCCGCTTTCATAGCCAAGAATACCTGCAGCTCTGTGAGTCGGTAGAGGTCGCTGGCGATTGGTGCACGGCCAAAAAGGATGCCAAGGCCAGTTACAAGTCGGCCCTCAATGCAGCTAGGCCCGCCCGGAAGGATCGCGGCGACGGCTTCTGATCCAACCCCCACCTTAACGAATCACGCCACCACCCAGGCGAGGACGCCCCATGACCGCATTTCAGAAACCTCCCTTCGATTTCAAAACGCAATACGGCCTCGGCTTCGATCCTCAGGACGATGAAATCGTCGTGGACTTCTTCTGCGGGGGTGGCGGTGCCGGTACCGGGCTGGAAATGGGCCTGGGCCGCAAGGTCGACGT